GCTAGATCGCGTTGACCGTGAGCGCATAACCTCATCACGCGATCGAGCGTAGAAGCGACCCATTCATGTGACCGGAATTGGAACACAATCCAGAGCATCGTCTGCCCGCTCGAACTGAGATAGGCGCCACACTTGACCGGTCGATAGTAGCCGATCGACGACGCCGGCCCCGGGGCATGAAGCCACAGAGCCAGAGAGACCAGCGCGAGCCGGAGCATATCGGCATCGTTGAGCCGGATCCCGCCCAGGACTGGACACATCTTTCGGAGTCGGTTCACGGCCTCATGTTCTCGGGCTCGATCGCGGATTATGTCGGCCGCGCCCGGCCTGAGTTTCCCTATCCTGTCGAACATCTCCCGGCCTCGAAGGACTGTTACCCCCAAGAGAGCCCCATCGCGCAGGACGCCAGCTCCGGCGATTGTGCTAAGCGAGTCCAGTAGCGCGTTGCTCGTATTCGACGTGTAATCCAGATTGGCGCAGGCGAGAAACTGTCCACGTCGGGAGAGGCGCAGAAAGGCTCTCTCGACCGGGATGCCATGAGTGGTCACACCCGGATACCTTCGCTTCAGCGTGGCGACGATCGCTGGATTGTAATCAACGACATGTAGCTCTGATTCCGACCAGCCCCGCGATATTGCCGTCTCTATCTCGAAGCCCTCGATCGAGGGCATGAGCAGCGCCGTCTTGTTTCCCTCCCCCGAGTAATCTCGGAAGGCGTTCCAGACGAACCGCCGATATTCATCCTTCGCGTCGAAACTGTATCCGCCAGCAGGCGCACGCCGCTGTGTCATGGGGAATCGATCCGCGCCACAGGCCGCGCAGCCCTGAACCTTGCTACCGGATCCTGCGCCGGCGCGGCACCCAACGTGCTCACCTTGCTCACCGCAGCGGGCGTGAGACCGAGCTGCTCGAGCAACCCCTTCAGGTCTCGCCGGAGCCTGGCCAACTCCGCGACTTCTGGTCGGACTCGGATCATTTCCGTTCCGCGCTGGCTGGTCGCAGTGTAGGTGCGCCCTTTGCCGCGCAGGAAGGCGATAAGAGACCAGTGGTCCGCGAGTGCCTGTGCGGCGACTTCGACCACGTCTACGTACGCCGGCGAGAGCACCCGCATCGGCTCGAGGATGCCCACCAGGCGGTCGAACTCCCGGCGCGTGGCCATGTCCAGACTGCGGGACGGCTTCGGCCTTCCGGCAGTGGGCACCGGCTCGCGTGGATTTGTGCGGTCGGCGCGGAGCGTCCCACGCGCAGCCTTGATCGGCGTCGGCGTTCTCGGCGGGCCAGGCATCAGGTCACCTCAGCGTTTCGAGTTCCACAACCTGGCGCGGTTCGCGCGAGGCTAGCGCGCGGTCCAGTTCCGAGCGATCGTTCAAGATTTCGACCCGCCCCGCCTCATCGCTTCGCATTCCCGAACCCTCCGTCGATCGTCGCCGTCTTCCGCGAATGACAGCCGCGACACAGCGTCTGTCCGTTCGCGACGTCGTAGCGCGGTCCGTTCGGATCGATGTGATCGGCGTGGAGGTCGTCCACGGCGCCGCAGTCCACGCATCGGTGGCCACACCTCGCCAGTACCGCGGCCCGCCACACCCGGTGCTCGGCGTCGTACCCGCGCTCGGTGGATGTCGGGCGCTGGGCGTCGTACGCCTTGGCGTGTGCAGGGCAGAACCGCGTCCGCACGACGGCGCGGCACCTCGGCCAGGCACAGGGCTTTCCCGGACGCGTCGGCATGGACCTCCTCCTTCACCGCCCCTGGCTGCCACGAACGTGCGGCGGTGCAGACGTCTGCAGTTCCGACTCGAAGTTGCCCCCATTGTCAACAGCACGGATCGCGAACCCCGGCCGCGCGTGAACACACCCCTACTACGTAGGGGTGTTGGTTCATCGCCAGGGATCGGAACGAATCGGAACATGGGACGTTCCGATTCATAACCGCCTGACTTGGTTGTTCTTCTTCCTGTTGCACCAATCGAACCGGAGCGCGATGTTCCGATTCGATTGAGATTCTGACGTTCCGATTCGAACTTATTGATTCTTAAGGAATTCGAACAGGGCGGTTCCGATTCGTTCCGGTTCGATTTCATGCCTTCTGTTCCTCCTTGGCAGGGACGACGAAGTACCGGAGGCTGCCCTTCTTCCGGCCCGGCGCGGAGTCAACCAGGCCCGCCTTCATGAGCATGTCCAGGGCGGGCGCCAGTCGCTCCCACCGGCCGAGCTGAGCGTTCTTTAGGTCGCTCTTCGAGGCTGGTCCGTTCGACTGGAGCCAGAACAGGAGTTTGCCCCGGACGCCGGCTGTCTCGGCGTCCTCGGCCGACACGGTGGTGCCGACGAGTGCCTTGACGAGCCGACCGTCCACCTCGCAGGTGAACGTGAATGGCGTGGGGTCCACGGAGAATTTGTAGTCCTGGGGGAACACCAGGCTCTCGGTCGAGCTGGTGCGCTCGATGTGGATCGGACACTCGCAGGCGGCGAACCAGTCGCCGCCCGAAGCGCGCTGGCTCCGGCGCCGCTGATCGAGGCCGACCTGGGGCGGCTTCGTGTCGTGATGGACCACAGCGATGGTGACACCTGTCTCGGTGACGAGTCGCCGAAGCACGACGATCAGCTCGCGCACCTTGGTGGGTCCCTCGTCGACCTTTGCTGACAGCCGGCGCGCGGCATCGAGGACGAGGAATCGAATGCCGAGCCGGGTGATGTCCCGGGTGAGGCGAGCGATCCAGGCGGGCTCATCGAGGTTGATGCCGCGGCGGACGGACACGTGCAGCGTCGCCGGCGGCGTGGCGCCACAGCGCTCGAGCACGAGCCGGCGCAGTCGTGGTCGGGTGAGCGATCGCGCGTCCTCCTCCTGCACGTACAACACGGGGATCGGCTCCAGCGGTCGGAGGTGATCCAGGCTGAAGGGCGCCGTTCCGGTCGCCGCGGACAGGGCGAGCTCGAATCCAACGAGGCTCTTGCGCGCGCGGGGCTCACCGTGGACGAGCATCAGCACGTCGGTCGGAAGCAGTTCGGGAAAGATCCATCGCGCCGGTGGGTCCTCCTCGGCGAGGAACACGGCGATCGGCTCGATGTAGGCGAGCTCGGTGGCATCCGGTGTTTGTGGATCGAGCGCTCCGCCCTGGGCCGCCTCCTCGGCCCACAGATCGCGCGCGTCGGTCTGGACGGCCCACACCATCCCGTCGAAGCGATCGCCCGCCGCCACGTGCGCGTCGGAGAGGTCCTTCTGCTCGAACCGGACGACACGGGCCAGGCCCTGGTAGCCGAGCGCGCGCAGGCGCCCCCGCAGCGCCTCCAGGAAGCCGCGGCCGCTCTGGCCGGGCTCCTCGACGATCCACACTGTGTCGATGCCGACCAGGTCCTCACGCTCGAGCGCCTTGACGGCGAGGTTGCCTGGGAGACCGAGACACGGCAGGCCGTGGGCCCACGCAGTAACGGCATCGGACTCGCCCTCGACGAGCCAGAGCTCGCCGCGCTCCATCCACTCGTCGAGCCGCCAGCGGCCGTAGGGGACCATCGCCTTGCCGTGCTGGCCATCCCAGATGAAGCCCTGGCCGGGCTCGAGCGACGTGCGAAAGCGCATCCGCCACGTGGATCCGTCCCGCTGCCGATAGCGGATCGCGAGCCCCCTGGTCGTCTCACTCCACCCGCAGTCGGTGAGGAACTCCGGCTCGAGGCGCTTCCGCGCGGCGAACGCCGCCAGCGTCGGCGGTGGGCCCGCCTCAGGGCGGGCGTGGCCGTTCGCCTGCACGAACAGATCGCTCGCGGCCAGCCCGAGCCGGCCGAGGACGGTCTCGACCGGGCAGCCGGCGAAGCAGCGCAAGAGCAGGCGGTCGCTCGTGGCCGTGACGTGGAGTGAGAATTTCGCGGGGTCCTGCGTGTCGTCGTCGTGGCCGCTACAGGGCACGTGCCAGTCGTTCGGCCCGTTCTTCTTGACGCGCGCGAAGCGCGAGAGGAACTCCTGGGGCGTCATGAAGCCACTTCCCAGGACCGCCCACCGACGATGTGTCCGATCATGTCTGGACTGACGCCGAACTCGCGGGCGAGCGCCTGGACCAAGCCGTACCGATGCGGTTGCCATCGGCGGCGGATCTCGCTGACCTGGGCGTCAGTCAGCTTATGGCCAAACGTCCCGTGACGGCGCTTGTGCCCGGTGTTCTCGGCGGCCGAGGCCCACTGAAGATTCGCCGGGACATTGTTCTCGGGACAGCCGTCAAGGTGCGCGCCCTGGTAGCCGGGCGGGCATGGCCCAGCCCAGGCAAGAAGGACGAGGCGGTGGATCCCAGTTCGGAAATTCCGCCCATCACGTCGGAGCGAGATTTGGTGGTACCCCACTGGCGTGACGATGGGCCTGAGAACCTTCGGTGTACGAAGGCGACGCCCTGTATAGCGGGTCGAGCGCCAGCTTCTGACACGACCCAGCGACGACACCTCGTATCCATCGAACCCTGGGACCAGTCGCCATTCCTCTCGGGGGAGGGTCATTACCGGATACCCTCCCCCGTTTGGGGGTCCGTGAAGGCAAAAAAAGAGAGACACAGTGATGGCGTCACACTGGAGAGCAGTCCACTGCATTCACTGCGTCCGACTTGCATGGATTGCGGAGATTCTCGCCTCAGCGCTCGATGATGTTCACCGTCATACCGGGGACCGCACGGTAGCCGTCGCCCTCTTTAGTCAGGAAGCCGAAGGTCGCAAGCTTGTCGGCCTCGCGATACACGTTCGGCTTCGCGCAGGGAAACGCCAACCGTCGCAGCTCGCTGTAGGCCGCGGAGCCCGTGCGCGGGGTGTCGAAGAACCCGTCGGCGAGCAGTCGCGCGAGGCGACCGAGCAGTATCGAGCCGTTGGCCTCGACCGTCCGGCGCTCAACCTCGACGCGGAGCTCGGGCCGCTCCGCCAGGACGCGGAGCAGGACCGGATCGCTCGCGGCGTCGGACACCAGGCGGCGCTTGAACTCCTGGTAGAGCGCCTCATTGACGACCGTCTCGGCGGGTGTGACGGCACGCTCCCGTGCGGCAGCCCCGGTGGGCGTCGCCGCCGCCGCCGGCGGGGTGACCGGCGGGTGCTCGAGCGCCGCCAGTCGCCGCTTCAGCTCCTCGTTCTCTCGTTGCAGGGCCAGGGCCTCGCTCTTCGTCACGGTGTCCTCCTGTTGGTCATGGATCAGGGCCGCCCGGAATGCCGACCGATGGACTGGATCGTCGAGCTCGGCGCGCCCCAGTCCCTTGGTGCTCGACGCCGGGCGATCCGGCGCCAGGGGGACATCAGCCGCCGGCCGTTCGCCTCGGGCGATCGCCTGGGCCTTGGCGTCCGCCATCCACGCCGGCTGGACGTAGACCTTGAGCACATGCCGGCCCCAGCACGCGTAGAACTGCCCCAGTTCGAGCGTGGCGATGTCCTCCGACCGTGGCCGGCCGATGCCCGCGGGGATCTGCGCGAGGGTCCGTTTCACCTCGTTGGCCTCGCGCTGGACGCCGAGGATCCAGAGCGGCACGCTTTTCAGCAGCAGCTTCCAGACGCCGGCGATGTCCTGGCTGTCGAGCCACAGGTAGTTGCGCAGCCCGGCCGCCTGGCGGATGAAGGCTTCAGCTGAGCGCTTCACGGGCGTCCCGTGCCCCTCGGGAGCGAACTTCCAGGCCTCCGGCATCACGACGACGGTGTCCCGCTCCTTGGCGAGAACCCAATCGAGCGAGGACTTGATCACCAGGTGCTGCAGTTCGGCGGACAGCGCGGTGAGGTCCATGGCGTTGACGCCGGGCTCGAGGGCCAGGCCAGGCGCCCACCGGACGCGTGCGATCTCCGGCACGACGACCTCAAGGTAGGCGTCGAGCGTCAGGTAGACGTCGGCGCTCATGCCCTTGGCCGACCCCATCGCCCGCTGGACGTTGCGCTGGACGTCGGCGAGGGTTCTGGCGCCCTTCGACGCCCGGATGATCCAGGCGCGCTCGAACTTCAGCTTCTCGCCGCGGCTGGCCTCGAGGATCGCCGCCACGAATTGCCAGTCCGCCTGCTCGCGGAAGTACGGGTCGATCCGCCGCGCGCCCGCGAAGCTGCCCTCGCCGCGCTTGGTGATGAACGTGATGGCGCGGAGGCCGCTCCGTGTGATGAGGCTCTCGAGGCACGTTGTCTTGCCGGCTTGTTGCGTCTGACCGGTGACCACCGTGTGAGTGACCGGGACAGATACCGGTGCTCCCGAGCCGACCTCAAACCCGAGCGGCACGTCGCGCACGGAACGTTTCCTTGTACGTGACCATCTTGTCCGGGTGCTCCTCTCGGAAACGGCGTAACTTCTCGGCGTGACATGCCCTGCAGATACGACGGCCAGAGGAGATCCGGGTGTTCTCCGGGGTGAACTGGTGGCCGCGCACGCAGTGCGTTTTTTGGGCGTTCATGGCCGAGGGCGCACGCCCACGAAGCGTGTTTACTCGTGGTGTCACCAGCTCGAGGTGCCACGGGTTCACGCATTGGGGCGTCCGGCAGAGATGGTCGGGCACGAGCCCATCGGCGATCGACCCGCGATAGTGTTCGTAGGCGAACCGGTAGGCTGGCACAACGCGATCGTGGCTGACTGCGAATCCTCCATGGCCTTCCTTGTTGCGACGTCCGCCCATCCAGAGCCAGCAGCCGCCGCCGGCGAGGCCAGGGATAGCGCACACGCCGGTCTTTTCCACCTTCGTCAGGAATCGCTCGATAAGCGGGACGGTCGAGAGGCGACTGACGGAGTATCTGGGCTTCACGCGCCGCCCTGTCCCGGCATCGCCGGCGCCAGCTCGGCCAGCGCATAGTGCAGCAACGCGACCGCGTCGGCTTCGTTGTCGTCCTCGACACGGCGCCATCGACGCGCGACGGCCTCCATCATGTCGGGCTTCTTCGCGTTGCCACGGCCGGTGGTCCACTTCTTGAGGCGTGCCGAGTGCACGGCCACGTGCTCGATGCCATAGCGGGCGCACAGCTCTTGCACCCGCGTCGTGAAGCCGGCGGCCACCTCGGTGGCGGCACCGCCTCGATTGTGGCTCTGCTCGTATGCGATCAGCTCGATGCGCCGGCGGCTGTACGGATGGATGCGATCGGCCGTGAACTCCTCGAGCCAACGGTTGAATCGCATGTAGCGTGTCCCCGGCGACTCGCCGCGGCGCACGTCGAATGTGTCGACGCCGCTCTCGAGACGATCGTTCTCGAGGAGGGCCCAGCCCGTCCGCGTGCCGAGGTCGAGCGCGAGGAGGTTCATTCTTCCTCCTCCGCACGCGTAAGCAACCGCCAGCCGACGCCGTCCTGATAGCCCACGACGCAGTACGGCAGCCCAGTGGTGCCGATGTGGCGGACGCATCGCCAGCCGCGGCGGGTGAGCAGGATCCGAAGGGCGACCGCCTCCTGGTGATTCATCTCCGGAACTCCCTCGCCTTCGGGCACGTCGAGAAATGGCTCACGTACCCGCTGACCTCCCGCGCGCCGTGCGTCAGCACAGACGCGCGATACCCCGCGTGCGTGTCGCCGTCGGGGTCGATCACCGTCACGCGCGTGTCGCTCGCCGTCGGCGCGTCGGTGACGTACTCGGACACTCGACCCGGGTCGCAGGGCATCGCCTTGGCACGCGCTCCGACTGACCCGGGAGCACCGTCGTGCAGAACGTGTATCGCCGTCCGGGGCGGCCGTAGGTGACGTGGTACTTCACCGAAGGCGGTTGGCCGATGGGCATCACTTCCTCGAGCCCTTCTTCCTGGTGGACGCCTTCTTCGCCGCCGAGCCGGATGCGACCGCCGCCTCGGCCGCCGGCGGCGCCGCTCCATCGAGGATCTTCTTGACGTCGATCCCGAAGGCCTTCGCGCGCTTGGGGAAGTCACGCGGCGCCGTCCAGATATGGCCGATCTCCGTGCGCAGGACCGCGAAGGCCGCGTGGCGCACCAGGTCCTCGGCGGTGGCGCCGCGCGGGACGTAGTCGCCGGCGTCGCGCTTCCCGCCCCACCCATCGCCACGGATCGCCCCGAGAATGATCTCGGCGAGCAGCCCCGTGGCCTTGGTCGGCGCCTTCTTCACCGCGGCGGCGACCGCCTCGAGGATCTTCGGCTCTGCCTTCTTCCACCGGTCCCGCTCGGCCTCGTCGCGCGCCTGCTGTTCCTTGCGGCGACGCTCCTCTTCCTTCCACCGCTCCTGTTGCGACTTGGGATCGCGGCCGCGGCCAGCCGCTCGCACCCGGGCCTTCGCCTCCTTCTGCTCCTCGGCCCAGTGGAGCTTGCACCGGTCCTTCGCGATGCAGACCTTGAAGGCCTCGCCGCGGCCGTACCCGACGACGATCACGCCCGTGATCGCGTGCTCGCACGGCTTCTTGTCCGCCCGCTTCCAGGAGCGCGGACCGTAGATGCGCTCCTTCGGATCGCGCGCCGACTCCTGGACGTAGTGATCGTGCGTGATCTGGATGATCTTCTCGGCGGCCTCGCTGGCGGCCTGGATGGCCCCAACCGTCTCCGGGAACAGCACGGGGTCCGCGGCCGCCCGATCGAACCGCACGTGCTCGTCGATCCACCCCTGGAGCTCGCGCACGCTGCGTGGCTTCATGCCGGCGTACGGATCCGCCTTCCGGGCCGCCTGCCGGGTCTCGGAGGCCTCGGGGTCCCAGAGGGTGTCCTCGATCGTGAACAGGGCGCGGCCGACACCGGGATCGAGCGCCCGCTTCTGGTCGTCCGGCTTCAGCCGGGCCAGGAGGATCGCGTGGCCCGCGGTAATGCGGTCCTCGAGGAACAGCTCCTGCGCCTTCGGGATGAGGGCAAGCAGCTTGATGCGGTCGTAGACGTACTTCACCGACTTGCCGACGCGCTCGGCGATCCGCGCGACGTCGTAGCCCTTGCGGCTGTCCAGCAGCAGCCGGTAGCCGGCGGCCTCCTCGAGCGGGTGGACGTCCTCGCGGAGCAGGTTCTCGATCTGGAGGACCTCGAGAAACTGTTCGTCCGTCATCGGCCGGACGATCGCGGGCACGCTCTCCAGCCCGGCTGCCGCGGCGGCGCGGAAGCGACGGTGGCCCGACGCGATCTCGTACCCCTCGGCGTTCGACCGGACCAGCAACGGCGTGATCACGCCCTGGACGCGGATGCTCTCCGTCAGCTCGGCGAGCTTCGCGGCATCGAACGTCTTCCGGGTGTTGAGCGGCGACTCGTGGAGCTGCTCTAGCGGCACGACTGCGAACGTCTCCTTGGAGGTGCTCATGCGTCGCCGCGGTTGCCCTTGAAGAGATGGCTCGGGCGGATGCAGGGCGGGTTGTCGCAGCGGTGGAGTGAGCACTCGTCGGGCCCGAGCGGACCGACGTGCATGATGTAGGACAGCCGGTGCGCCAGCATGACCTTCCGTCGGCCGATGCTGGCTCGGCAGTGACCGCTCTTCGTCGGCTTGCCTGTCCACGTCCAGCATCCGTCACCATCGGCCTTCCGGGCACGCCTCCAGAACCGGTGGACGACTGCCTCGGCTTCCGCGCGCGTGAGCGGCGGCTCGTGGAGCGCCACGATTGCTTCGATCGTCACGGTCAGCGCGCCGGCCCGAAGGCCGCCTCGAAGGCCTTCCGCACCGCCCGTGCGGGTGTGAGCTCGGCCTCGAGCTTGTCCAGCTCAGTGCGGATGGTGGCCAGCGGGTCGCGGCCGTTGGTGGTGCCGACGGCCGCCGGGGCGGGCGCTGACCGTGGCCCCGGGGCCTTCTTCCTGGTGGCGAGCTTCGGCTTCTTCTGCCTCGCCGGCGTCGCGCCGCCGTTCTCCTCGGCGAGCCGCTTCGGGCAGACCTTCTTGTTGTGGCCGGGTGTCCGGCAATATCCGCATGGTCGTGGCATGGGTCGGGTAGCCTCCGTGTCCGGTGGTGGGACGGGAGCGGCCTCGGCATCGTCGGCCGCCGTGAGCCTGGCCTCCTCCTCGAGGCCGACCTCGATCTGCCGGGCCGCGATCATCGCGTCGACGCGGTCGGCCTGGTGGACCTTGATCAGGTGCCCGGCCAGCGCGATGCGGTCGGGGTGCGGCGTGGCGCACTTCGGGCACGGCAGGAGCGTCGGGACGGGCATGGGCCGCCGGCTTACAGGCCCAGCCCTAGGCGGTGGTGATTCCGGGGTGTCTGACGGTCCCTAAGCGTCTAGAATGACGGGGCGGGGTGGCGGTGGCGGGGGCGCTGACGATTGCAACCCGGCTTACAGGCCTTCTCTGGCGCATTTATTTATTCTCCGATACTTGCACGACGGTTTGAGTCCCACCTTCGACAAGGCACAAAACCCCGGCCTGTAAGCGTGGCCCGTTCATACGCCCCAATCGAGCTGCGCGATGCCCTCACGCAGCCGCTCCTGGGTGACCTTGGTGTAGATCGCCGTTGACGAGATGTCCTCGTGTCCGAGCGCCTCCTGCACCAGGCGCAGGTCCTTCGTCTTGATGAGCAGCTCGGTGCCGAAGCTGTGGCGGAACCGGTGCGGCAGGCAGGTCGGCACCTTCGCTTCTGCGCCCCACGCCGCTACGACCTTCTCCGCGCTCTTCCGGTTCAGCGGCCGGCCCTTGGTGTTGCGGAACAGAAAAGTCTGGCCCTTGAGGTCTGTCTCGACGAGCACGTAGTCGTAGAGCAAGGCCTTCAGCGCCGGATGCATCTCGATCACCTGGGTCTTCGATCCCTTGACCCAGGCGCGGATCTGCGGAGGGTCGAACGAGAGGTCGCCCACCTTCAGCATGCACACCGGGGTGATGCGCAGGCCGGTCATGACGAGCACCGCGCGAAGCGCTCGATCGCGTGGATTCAACTTCAGCTCGAGCAGGCGCTTCAACTCGTCCGCGGAGAATGGCCGCGGCGTGTGCTTCGGACGCCGCACGCGGTCCACCGCATCCATCGGATTGCCTGACCACAGCCCTTGCTTCACGCCCCACTTGGCAAACTCGTTGATCGCGGCCATCTTCCGGTGGAGCGTCGACTGCTTCAGGCCCTGCGAGGACGCCCACGTGAAGTAGTCCTTCACCAGCTCTCGCGTGAACGTCAGAATGGTGTCCTGCTTGGCCATCGCGACCAGCCGATGGAGGTCCGACTCGTAGCCGGCCACCGTCATCGCCGCCTTGCTGATGCGCAGCTCCTTCACCCACTGGTGGACCGCGTTCGAGAGTTTCATTCGCCACCCCTGCCCGACCGAAATGAACCCCGGATCGCCGGCGCGACGTCGCCGGCGGCGGGGCCGTGTGGTGGCAGGGATGATTGCCAAGGCGGTGGACGGGGTCAAGCCCGGCCTTCCGGCTCGCGGTGCGGGTGCGGCTCCCGATCGCCCGGAAACGAGAACGGTCGGCCCGGGCGTAGGTCACAGCGCTCACAGACCACCCGCCCGCATCCGTGACAGCGATCGCAGTAGGAACAGGCGGGCCCGCTACACCGCACGCATCGAGCATCCGGCGCGGTCGCTCCGACGTCGCAGCTCGGGCAGTGGTCGTCCTCTTCGCCGTCGAGCTCAGTCCGAATCAGCAGCACGTCGCCGAGCTGGATCAGCATCCCAGGCCGACCGGTGATGTCCGGCGGGCACCAGCGCGGGCCGGCAGGCACGAGCGTGAAGTGCACCTGGTTGTCGTCCGCGGGCGCAATGCCGATCACGCGACCCACGGTGATCACGATCTCTCGCCAGCAGCGGCGTCGAGGCGCCGCCCTGCCTCGAGCGTCGCCCGAATGACCTGGAAGACGTGGGGAGTGATCCCACCAGAGCCCTGGAGGTCCTCGAGCCGTCGCTCGTAGAGTCTGGCGCGCCGCTCGGTCTGGTCGAGCGCTCGCTGCAGCGCTGCGGTGTGGGCGGTGACCAGGGCAAGGAGCGTGTTCAGTGCGTCGTCGGGTACGTCCTCGCCGTACCACTGAGTCAGCCAGTCGACAAGCTCAGCTCGCAGCGACCCGTCCGGCCGAGGCACCGCCTTCGAGTCGGCAGGATCGCTCACCATGGGAGCTCCGGCGCCTCCAACCGCGCGATCAGCTCGCGCGCCTTCTCGCGCGTGATGCTGTACGCGGCGAACACGCGGACGCACTCCGCGAGGTCGGCATGGACGTCCGCCGGGTACGGCACGGCGAGTCGGCCAGCGTCCACGTCCCGCTGGATGGCGCGGGCGCGGGCGACGGCCTGGTCGAGCGTCAGCGTCTCGGGCTCCGTGGTTATCATGGCAGCGTGCTCTCTTCGACTGCCGGCGTCGGCGGGGGCGGCGCGCTGAGGACGCCGCCCCGCCCCACCAGGACACGGCACACCAATGCGCGCCTCACCACGCCAGTCCTTTGCCCTCCCAGCCTGTCCCAAGCCGGCCCAGATTTCAGACGAACTCGACGACCTGGAACCGTCCGTACGTCGGCCGGAAGTCGCCCATGCCGACGAGGCGCCCGGCGTTCTGCAACGCCACACCGAGCACCTCGCGCGTGATGTACTCGGGCAGGATCACCTCGAGCTCGAACGTCGCGCGCCAGCCCTTCGTCATGCAGGGCCGCGTCCGCGTGATCCCGTTGCGCTGCACCACCACGCGCCGCTGGTCGAGTTGGTCCCACGTCGTTTTGCCGAGCGACGCCAGTTCTGTTTGCACCACGATGCCCGCCTTGAACAGATCCATGGCGCTCTTCCTCGGGCTCCGCGGGTCCTGCATGTACTTCGCGGCGTGGATCAGCGCCTGCCGGAGGTACTCGCCCGGCAGACACAGCTCGTCGGCGTCGTTCCGGTAGACGTAGGACTCGACGTCGTCCTCCTTCTTGGCGCGCGAACCCTTCGCCGCCTTCGCCTTCTCGGCGACACTCTCGACGTTCCAGCGATGGAACAACAGCGGTGCTGTCCCCTCGACGGTGATCTTCGTCGCGTAGGGTTGCGTGAATCCGATCGCTGTCTCGCCGCCGTTGCTTACTGAGCTGAGCACGTCAACTCTGGTCTTTGTCATGATCTCCTCGGCTCCTCGCCATTCCATGCCTGAGCACACCTCGCCAATCCTTTGCACACGGAACCCGACCCATCCCCACTCCGGCTAGCCTTGCCGTGCCGCGCCAGGCCATGCCGTGTCCGGACACACCCGGCCGCACCATGGCGCATCATCTCGACCCTGCGAGGATTGCTCGCACGCGGCTGATCGCCATCCGGTCCTGCGTTGCGAGGCCCTCCACGAGCTGACGGAGGGCGTCGAGCGTCGCCGGCTCGGCCTTGAGCAGATCCTCCGTGCGACACACGGCGACGACGATTCGCTGCCAGACGTCGGCCGGCGGCTGCCGCTCGATGCGGCGCTTCGCGTCATTGATCGACGCGAGCATCGTTTCTCTCGGGTCGTCCTCACCGACGAGCATGGCGGCCGCCGCGGGCGACGAGACGGCCCCGGGGTCGTCCGCACGAGGCGCAGAATCCTCCCGGGCGTCAGGCCCGCCCACGCCGGCCAATCCGGCGTTGCCGGTGTCCCCCTGGTGCCGCCCGGGAGTATCGGATTCGGTAATGCTCGCGGCGCCGGGACGGTTGGGGTATGAGCCGCCGTCCTGACGAGTCTCGGCCTGGGTCACGGCCGTGGTGGTCGCGGTGGTCGGCGCCGCGGGCTTGAGGACCTCGGCCACGGCGAACGCGTCTTTCACCCGACGGATGGCCGTCGGATCCTTCTTCACGAGGTCGCGGGTGACGCCGAGCACCCGCCGCAACTGGTGCTCCTGCGCCGTGGCCACGTCGTCCACCCCGCAGACGTGGCGGAGGATCGTGGCCCACTGACCGTCCGACGGTTGCCTGGCGAGCTGGGCCTTCGCGTCGGCGATCTCCGCCAGGAGCGGCGCGCGCCAGGGCTCCGTGATCACAGGGGCCGGGACCGGTCTCGTACGCGCCTCCTGGCGCTGGCGCTCCTGCCCCTGCAGCCAGTTCCACAGCCGCTTGACCGACAGGAAGACGTCGAAGAGGGCCGCCTGGTCCTCGGGAGGGATGATCCGCATCTCCGGCTCGGGATCGCTGCCGACCTTCGGGAGCCGGACAATCACGCCGTGCACCGGCCCGGTGACGTGGCCCATCTCCGCGAGCGCGGCCACGTAGGCGGCGTTCTGGAGGAGCGCCTCCGGATAGATCGCCTTGCCGCTCTTCCAGTCCAGGACCGCCGTGCACCGGACGCCGTCGAGCGTGATCGACGCCAGCAGGTCGAGGGTGCCGGCGTAGTCGTGGGTGCGGCTCCAGACCTGCTGCTCGATGCGCTGCGGGATCAACCGGACCCGGTCCCGCCAGCCGTCGAACACCTGATACGCGAGCAGGGCCTTCGGCGACAGCGGCGGCGGGCTCGCCGGAACCACCTGCCCCAGGTCCTTCCGCAGCACCCACTCGATGTGCTTGTGGGTCTGGGTGCCGATCTCGGCCGCCTTCGCCAGCTCGCGCGTGTGCGCCTTCGTGGTCCCGAGGACCTCGGTGAGCGCCGCGACGTACGCGGGCTTCTCGAGCGCCGACTCACCGAGCAGCTTCGCGTACAGCGCCGACGCGGCCTCGATCACCAGCGCGCGTTCCTGATTCGCGGCCCACGGGATGAGCGCGGGCTTGCCCACGCAGTCCAGGATCGTCGTCACCGACGGCCGAAGGGCGCCGTCCTGGCAGAGGTAGTGTCGGCCGGAGCCCTTGACCTCGACGACACGGGCGCCTTGGGGAGCTTCGACGGTGGCGACGGCACTCATGGGGTGATCCCGTGATGAAGGGCTTCGTGGTGCCTTGGGCAGAGCCACCGAACATCGAGCGGGCGCGAATAGTCGTCGTGGTGGGCGTGTGCCTTGGCGCCACAGGTTTCGCAGGACCGTGGCATGAGCCGTCCGTCGCGGATTGCATTACTGACCGCTTGGCGTGCACGGCGACGCTCCGGATACATCTCTCGGAGCCTCGCGGACATCGCTCGCTGGTAGGCGAGCCGAGCCGGCTTCCGATGACGCCGACGATCGATGGCCTGTGTAAGACCAGCCCGGACACGAGCCTTCATGTACGCCCGTACGCACGTCTTGCACTTGCCCAAGCGCCCGTCGGACATCATCGGATGGCGATAAAACTCCGCGAGCGGCTTGCTCTCATTGCAGACGAAACACGTTTTCATCGTCGGCGATCAGAACGGTAGTTCTGTGTCTCCGTCGCCAGCCCCCGGCTCACCCGTCCCGTTCGCCGGCCGCTCCTTGACGCGCACGTAGTTCAGCGGCGCCAGCTTCGGCGAGCCCCCCTGCGCCGGCACGATGGCCTGAACGTTGGCGTAGACCTTCCCCTCGTCCGCGACGTTGTGGACCACCTGCATCTGCCCGTTCGCGCCGATGAGCTTCTCGAGGTCGAAGCCCTTCAGCTCCTCGGCCGTGAACGCCTTGCCGCGCCACATCTCGAGGTGCTGCCGTAGCCGGGACTTCTTGTGCAGCGACACGGTGTAGCGCGCCGAGACGGTGTGCCGCTCGCCGTTCGTCTGCACCGTGGGGACCTGCCAGATCAGCCGCACCATGTGCTTGTCGCCCCACTCGGTCTTGACCAGGCCGAGGTCGACGACGTCGACGCACACGCACGCCTGGAGCCCCTCGGGCGCGGGCTCGAATTGAGACTGCTGCTCCCTGACGACGAACGGCATGGGGACGGTCCTCCTTCAGGCGGCCGGGCCGCGGGATGGGTCGAGCGATCGACAGGTCGTGTCGATAGCGGCGGACACGATGCGCTCGGTGTCCTCGAGCGAGAGGTCCATCGAGCCGTATAGCCGGGCGTGCTCACAGCGGCCGACGATGCCACCGAGGTTGCCCTCGCCGTCGAAGACGGCGGTGAGCTCGAGCGGCACCCGGCAGAGTGGGCACTCGAACGGGACGCGGACTGTGGGCGCCGGTGGGCGCGCGTGTCGTCGCGTCGGCCACTCGCTCCGACGCATCAGGCCTTCACCCGCAGCCGCGCCAGCTCGGCCCGCAGCGCCGCCACCTCGGCCACGGCCTGGTTGCGCTGCCCGCGCAGCCACTCGGGTGACTCGTATTCCCTCACGATGATCAATCGCTGATACGCCCGGTCGATGGGACGCCGAGCAGCGATGCGGTCCACGTCCACGTGGCGGTCCGCGCCGGGCGCGACGTTCCCCATCGCGCCAGCCGCATCGCTGTCCCGGCATGTCTCGATCATGGGGCGGGCTGCTCGGGCTCCGGCTCGGGGGCCGGTTCCGGCTCGGGGTTGGGCCGTTCCATCGCGATCACCTCCGTCCCTCGTGCGAGCGTTTGTAGGTACTGCGGCATCCACCAGTCGGGCGGCGCGGTCATCAGTGGGCTCCGAGGGCCGCGGCGAGGCACCAGGCCGCGGCGCCGAGCAGCGCGCTGAGGGCCGCCGTGACGGCCTGCCCGAGTCGCTCACGGTCGCGCCGCCGGAGCGTGCGACGGGTGCGACTGGCGACGACGTCGACGAGGCGATGGTCGCCGGCCCGCGCCGAGTGGAACGGGCCGGGCTTCCGGTTGTGAGCCAGGCGAATGACCTTCGCTCCCGTCCCTGAGCGCGTCATGCGCACCCTCCCTCGAGCGGGCCCGGTTCGGTATCTCGGGGCTCCGTCCGCGCCTGCAACCGCTCCATCAGGTCCGCCGTCTCGATCCCGCGCGTGCGGAACTCCGCGGCCAGGGCCCCGGCGAGCTCGTGGAGCACCTCGTCGCTGGCGGTCTTGAGGAACCGGGCCAGATTCGATGCGCGGAGCCAGTCCTCGGCCTGGTCGCCGCTCATTTCGCGGGCATCCATTTCAGGAGCCGGCCGCTGAGATCGCGGATCGCCTCGAATGCCATCTTCAGGGCCTCGCCGCGGCGCTGGTGGTCAGCCGTCAGCCGCGCGTGCTCGGGGTCGCGCTCGCGGCACCAGGCGAACAGGGCCTCGCGCTCGGCCGCGTTCAGCAGCTTCACTGCCGGGAAGCCCATGCCGTCGACCGTCCGGCTGATGCGGATCACCATCCCGGAGCCGTGCTCGATGATCTCCATGCCGGGCACGTAGTAGGGCTCGTGTGCTCGGTCGTTCGAGGCGATCGCAGGCATTTCCTCGCTCACGCCCTGGCGGCCTCCCCGCCCCGCGGCGCGGGCACATCGATCCCGCGCGCGATCAGGTCGTTCAGCCTCAGATGCAGGCCGCGATACGAGATGCCGAGCACCCGCGCCGCCCGTGTCCGGTTCCCGCCACACAGCCGCAGGACCTCGAGGATGTGCCGCCGCGACACCGCCGCCAGCGTGAGACAGGAAATCGTGTCGAGCTCCGCGCGGGCCTCCGCGTACTCGGCCAGGTCGATCACGGCATGGCCTGGGCTGTCGAAAGCGCTGCCGTCGCGCGCGATGCTCATGGCAGGTCCCGGGCCCGACGGCGCAGCGCGCCGATCCGGTACTCGATCGAGGCGATGGCGACCAGGTTGGAGCTGCCCGCCCCGTAGAGGGCCCGCAGCTCTTTGAGCGCCGTGTCCAGCTCGCGCTCGGCCACCCGGCGGTCGTTGATCTGCGAGGGCTTGATCACTCGCCGTTCTCCCGCTCGCTGGCAGGCCACACCTTGGCCGACCAGCCCCTCTCTCTCGCGAGGGCGAGCACGCGGCGCTCGATCTCGTCGCCGATGACTGAGGCGTCGATCCGCTCCGGCGTCGTGACATCAACCACGACGGTGAACCTCACTTGCGGGCCTCGTATCCGGTTCGGTTACCCGCGTATCCAGTCGTCGTCACCGCGTAGGTCGCCGCGTAATCCATGACGTAACCGGTTCCCTATACGGCCCGACTGCGTCCGTTGACTGCCATCAGCTCCTTGACTTCGGCATCCTCGACGGCATGGAGCAGCAGCGAGCGCACCAGTTCGGAGCGGGTGACGCGGCGGACGCGCGCGAGGTCGTCAAGGCGCGCGATGTCCGTGGGCTCCATCCGGATGACGAATGGCTCCTTCGTCTCGGCGGGCTCGGTCGTGGGCGCCGTGGCCATCTTCGCCAGCGGCCGGCGTGCGTCGCTCATCGCCGCCAGCCCTCCACTCCGAGGAGCGCCGAGCCCGCGAACAGGACGAACAGTAGGATCGCCGCCCACTTCATTGCGCGACTCCGGCGAGGCTCGGCGCCTCGGCCCCGGCGAGCAGGCGCTTGATCGTGTCGATGACGTTCTGGCTCTTCGCACGACCGGCGAGCACGTGGACAACCAGGGTGCGGCCCACGTGAGCGGCCGCAGCGACCTGATCGTGAGTGATTCGGCGTTCCTTGAGCTTCCGCTTGAGTTGGGCTAGGGTTCTGTGACTCACGGTGAGTGAGACTACTTGCTATAGCGCAAGCTTGTCAACTGAAAAGTTGCGATATGCCCAGAGCGGGGAGTACGCCCAATCCCGACGCAGAGTTAGCCGACGCGGCCCGGCGCGCGGCTGGCAGCGCCCGAGCCCTGGCCGCGCTGTTCTCGGTGTCCGAATCGACCGTGAGCCACTGGGGCCGGTCGCGACAGATCCCGCGCCATCTGCGCCCCCGGCTGGAGGCCTACGTCACGGGCGGTGATCCCGACGCCATCGACGTGCCGGAGGAGCCCGACCTGCCCGAGTCAGCCGTGCTCCTCACGCACTTCCGCGGGCAACTCGGCGACATTCTCCCGCGCCTCACCGACCAGTCCCGCGCGAAGGTCATGCGGCACCTGCTCGACCAGGTCTCCTTGCTCGCGGAACTCGCGCACACCAAGCTCGCGGCGCGGCGGGTGTCGTCGCGCCCATCCACAGGGTTGTCCACACGGTTATCCACACATCGACGGAGAGCGGTATGACGACGGCGCACTTTTCCGGTTGCAATTCGATGACGAGCGAGGCAGAGTGGCGCCCCTTCTTCCTGTTCGACCAGCCAAGACGGAGGATCGACGGGGCCCATGGACGACGGGATCGCTCTGCTGCGTTGTGCCTGGTGGCGAGTGTGCGTGCTCTGGCGAGCGCGTCGAGACGACGACCGCTGGAGCCGCCTGATGCAATTCCTCGAGGCCGAGGCACCGGAACGCCGAGCACGGCCCCGAATGACCGGCGGCTTGGATGGGGACAGGGACGTTCTGCTGCGAAACCGACACGCTCTGGACGAACTCGCGGTCAACATCGTCGACCTACGCGAGGCGCGCAGTCGGCTCCGGAAAACCATGGAGCAGATCCAGCGGAGGCGGGGGTTCGAGGTGGTCGCGGCCCTCTGGCTCGCGTCCTGCGATCTGCTGGGGCGGTGACCGCCGCGCTTGCCCTACTGGCCACCATGACCACCGGCGCCGCCGCCCAGGCCCGAACGCTGGGCCTGAAAGGCGGCCCGGACGTGATCGTCTGGCGCGACGACAAGGCCCAGAGCGAGGGCCTGAGCCTGATCGCCGCCGGTGTCCACAAGTCGAACCCCGGCCTGATCGTCCCCTACATCGCGTGCATCGTGCCGTCCGGGACGCCGGCCGCGAAAGTCGACGGCGGCTTCTTCTCGTCGACCATCATGGTGACGGGCGGGAAGGAGTCCGGGTGCCGCGGCGTGGTGTCGAATCATATGTTTGCGAAGTAGCCGACATGCGGGAGTTCTATTGATTCCGGCCGCCCGGCCTGCCCGGTGTCCTTCCGCCCGTTCCGCGTCGTCGGCTGGTTCGCGATCGCGGGCGGAGTCGCGTGGCTGGCCGTGGCCGTCGTCGAGTGGCGGCTCGGGGGCCGCTACATCGCGGCGTTCTACGGGCTCGGCGGGCTGGTGGCGGTCGCGGCCGGGTGGCTGTTGGTCCGGGACTGACTCAGGGGCGCGCCGGCCAGCGCCAGACGGGCGCCGCGTAGCCCACGAGCCCGAGGAGCCAGACGAGCAAGATCAGCCCGAGAATGGCGCCCACGATCTGGAGCGTGACGGGCGGCAGGCCGAACGCGCCGACCACCAGCGAGGCGATCCAGTAGATGACGGCCAGGACCAGGAT